GCCTATAGCTCGTACCGTTGATAGAGATAGTGGTACTTTTGGAGTACAACATTATGATTATGGTGATGTAGAGATCGCCAGTGAAGTTGGTTGGGAAGCTTATAAAAAAGTAACTGACAACTTCATGAAAATATTAGAAAGTACAGGGCTTCTGCACGGCTATTCGTTTAATAGCTGGAGTGATGTCGTTACATACGACGAAGACTTCGTGGCAGAGTGGCTTGATAGCCCCCAAACATCAATTTATTACAGCCTTCAAGTAATGGGTGATGTTCAGGATAAATCAAGTGCATATGCAGCATTAGATGAGAACGAAGTCGAGAACTACTTGGAGGGTATTTTGTCTGCTAAACCAGACAGTGACCCGATAACTTGCGATTGCCAAGAATGAACCCATATGAAAAGTTACTCAATAGAAAGAGAACATGGACTCCAGTTCAGACAGAAGCTGGAAAACTTAAAGAGGGAGCAGAAGAAACCCTCTACCGTGCTCTTGCAATACGCCACATGGAGCTACCAGTTGGCGAGTTTATTGCAGAAGCACTTGAAAAAGAGGTTCCCAAATCTGCTAGGGAACTCTTAGAATCAAACGTCAAGGATGAGATCAAACACGATCTCGCCCTTGGCTACATAACAAATGCATTAGGCGTTGATGAGAAAGCAGAACAAGAAGCTTTTAAATTACGTGATGCATGGGAAGCACATCCCGACCATACAATTACCAAAGCATTAGTAGCTGAACGTGCAATTTTCTTTGTATTACTTCCTTTTTTTCGTTTTAATGGCGATGCTGGTCTCAGAACGGTATCAGCTGATATATCCAGAGACGAACAGATACACGTGGCCACTAATAGCCTTGTATGTCACGATATGGGCTTACGGCCTAGTAATTCTTTGGACAAACTCAGGAAAGCCACGATTAACTGGATTATGGAACCCCTAGGTAGAAATACCTATGGCGATAAATATTTGAGTAAAAAATTTTGGCTAGATACGAGTGATCGTCTTATGTATGAGGGAAAAGCCCCAGAGCTTTCTGAAACTAAGAGAGCCAGAATGCCAGCCTTCTTTGAACATAGTAATGTCAATCTACCCCAATACTCTTGAGCCACTACTCGGACCAACACCTGAGTCTATATTAAATGAGCTTGAGGAAATCCATCCACCTTTAAATCCAACTCCCGATGAATCAATGGAGAAAATTATGTATAGATCTGGTCAACGTTCAGTCGTTGAGTGGATAAGAAAACGACTTAGTGAGGAATAGTTATGGCTACAGCTGCAGAGATACAACAGATTTATCAAGATGTTTTAGGTAGAGGAGCACAGTCAGCAGGTTTACAGTACTGGTTAGGTACTGGAGATTCTATTGAAAAAATTAGAGATGATATAGCTAGAAGTGATGAGGCTAAAGATAAAGTTCAAGATCTTTACACAGAACTACTAGGTTCTGATCGTGTTGCTGACTTTGCTGGAAATGATAAGAATGCATCTTGGTGGACTGGAGAACAAGGGTTAGGCGCTAACGAAGCAGGTAAAGGAACGCTTGCTGAAGTTAGAAAAAACATCATGCTAAGTGATGAGTATAAGAACCTTCAATCTAAGACTGATGATGGTACTGATGATGGTACTGATGATGATGCTACTGTAAATGTAGACGACGTATCAGCTAATTTTCAGCAACTAATTGATGATGCTTTATCTAAAATTCAGACTGTAGATACCAGTAATATTATTGATTCAGATTCAACTTCTGGGATACATTCCATTGCTACAGCAGATGTCTTAGCAGATATTAAAGCAGCTCAAGGAGATATCCATTCACTTCAAGGTAAGTTTGCTGGTCTAGGTGATCAAACTTTAGGTCAAGTAGAAAATATTATTGACACTAAGTATGGTGCTCAATTAAAAAACTTAAGCTCTACCTATAAGGCAGATGTAACAGATTTAAAATCACAGATAGGAGATCTTGGTACTAAAACAACTAAACAATATTTAGATTTAGAATCAGCTTTAGGTAAAGCTAGTGATCAGTTTGGCACTAGATTAGATGATATGCAAACTGATTGGCAAGGTAAGTTTAAAGCAGGGCAAGCTTCTTTAGGTGATAAGATAACTGCACAAGGTAGTGCTTTTGATAAACGTTTAAGAGATCTTTCAGCTAGTATGAATTATAAAATGTTAGATGATAGTGCAACTGGTGTACAAACAAGAAGATCACAAGCGTTTAAATCAGGTAAAACTTCTAAAGGAACTGGACAATTAGGCAGATCATTAAGATTAAAATCTTTAAATATATAAAACGATGACAGCTAAACAACGTTATGATAGTTTATCCACTGACCGTACACAATTTTTAAGCATAGCTACACAAGCTACACGCTTAACACTTCCACAATTAGTAAGAGAAGAAGAAGAACATCGTGGAGCTAAGAATTTAATAACTCCTTGGCAAAGCGTAGGAGCTAAGGGAGTAGTAACGCTCGCATCTAAATTGATGTTAGCTTTAGTACCTCCTAACACTAGCTTCTTTAAATTACAATTAGATGATTCAGTATTACAAGGTGAAGGGTTCCCTCCTGAAGCTAGATCTGAATTAGATCTTTCTTTTGCTAAGATTGAAAGAACAATTCTTGAATCAATAGCTGCCTCTAGTGACCGAGTGGTCATACATCAAGCACTTAAACACTTGATTGTTGCAGGTAATGTATTGATATTCATGGGTAAGGAAGGGTTAAAGATGTATCCTTTAAACCGTTATGTTATAGATAGAGATGGCAACGGCAACGTGATTGAAATTGTCACAAAAGAACGTGTTAATTATAAGTTAATAGAGAATCAAGTACCAGAAGAGGTACTGATGCGTAAGCAAATGACAGTAGTAGATGACACTCGTGATAAAAATCAAGAAGAGTGCGACATCTATACACATATCACACGTGATAATAATAGATTCATTTGGCATCAAGAAGTACATGACTATACACTACCTGCCTCAAAAGGTAAGGCTCCAATAGAAGCTTCACCTTGGCTACCATTACGTTTCAATACTGTTGATGGAGAAGTCTACGGACGTGGTAGAGTAGAAGAATTTATGGGTGATCTGAAATCACTTGAAGCATTGATGCAAGCTCTCGTTGAGGGCAGTGCAGCAGCAGCTAAAGTGGTCTTTACTGTCTCACCCTCAAGCACAACCAAACCACAGACACTAGCTAATGCTGGTAATGGTGCTATTGTTCAGGGTCGTCCTGATGATATAGGTGTGGTTCAAGTAGGTAAAACTGCTGACTTTAAAACAGCATTTGAATTAGCAACACAGTTAGAACGTAGACTTTCAGAAGCATTCTTAATATTAAATGTTAGAAACTCAGAACGTACTACTGCTGAAGAAGTTCGGATGACACAGATGGAACTAGAACAACAACTTGGTGGTCTATTTAGTTTACTTACAGTTGAGTTCCTAGTCCCTTACTTAAATAGAAAACTTAATGTATTCCAAAAGACTGGTGAAATACCACGTCTACCTAAGAAGCTAGTTAAACCTACAATAGTAGCAGGGATAAATGCTCTTGGAAGAGGACAAGATAGAGAAAGCTTACAAGCATTCTTAACTACCATAGCACAGACTATGGGTCCAGATTCTATAGGTCAATTTATTAATCAAGAAGAAGTTATTAAACGTCTTGCAGCTGCACAAGGTATAGATATTCTTAACCTTGTAAGAAGTATGCAAGAGGTACAGCAAGAGAAGCAAGCACTGCAACAGCAAGCTATGAATTTAGAACAACAAAAAGTTGATGCTCAAGCATTGAAGTCACCACTAGCTGACCCTTCTAAGAACCCTCAATTAGCTGATCAATTACAACCACCTGAATAAATATGGCAGAAACATTAACATATGATGCTGGTACTGATACTGTTACTACGTCCGATACACTAAACTCTGATGAGCAAGAATCTCTAGAGGTAGGTGAGGCGTTAGAAGAACAACAAGAATCATTACTAGCTGGTAAATATAAAAGCGCAGAAGAGCTAGAGAAAGCTCACATTGAACTACAACGTAAGCTTGGAGATCAATCTGCTGAAGATGAACCAGAAGAAGGAGAAGAAGTAGAAGAAGAATATGAAGAGGAAACTGAAGATGAACCTGTAGAAGGTGAAGATATTTTAGATACACTTTGGCAAGAGACTATTTCTGGTAATGATTTTTCGGAAGAAACTCTACAAGAATTAGCTAGTAAAAGGCCAGGTGAGTTAGCTAAAATGTATTTACAATTCCGTAATCAAGTTGCTAATGCAGAACCACAAGGTTTAACAGAAGAAAATGTAGAAGAGTTAAAAGATTCTATAGGAGGAGAAGATCAGTACCAACAGATTATAGGTTGGGCTAATGATAATCTTTCAGAAGATCAAGTAGCTTTATTTGATTCTGTAATTGATAAAGGTGATCCAGCTGCTTGTTACTTTGCAGTGCAAGCTTTAAATGCTCAGTATGAGAATGCTGTAGGATCAGATGGTGATCTAGTTACTGGTAGAGCACCTTCTTCTTCTAGTGATGTGTTCCGTAGCCAACCAGAAGTTGTTGAAGCTATGAGTGACCCACGGTATGATAATGACCCTGCATATAGACGGGATGTCATGAATAAACTTGAACGTTCTAACATTGATTTTTAACTATGCCAGGAAAAACTGATCAAAACCAATTTGAGCAAGAAGCAAACGAAGCTCAAAGACTTAACGCAGAAAGACTTCGTAAATTAAAGTATAATCCAGATGGATCTTTAAAGAAAAAACCTGCAACGAAAAAGAATGGTAAGATAAAAAGAATACCAGTCATACCTTATCAAGGTAGAGAAATGAACAAAGTAGTGGATGAAAGCTAATGCCTAAAGGAAAAGGAACTTACGGTACTAAGAAAGGTAGACCACCTAAGAAGTAGATGAGCACGGCGACCTGACAGTTCATCATCGCCTATCACCTACCTTTTGTACAATGACAACAACTACCGAATACGGTAAGCAAAACATTTTTGCTAAAGAAACACCCCCAAGATTAATGAACGAAAACGAATCAAACTTCATCATGGAGCAAGCTGAAAGAACCAATGGCCAACTAGCCATGATTGGAATCGTAGCTGCTCTAGGAGCATACGTTACAACTGGACAAATCATTCCAGGAATCTTTTAAACACTTTTTATAAATGACTACAGCCACACTAACAAAACCATTTGACAACTGGCAGCGTTTCTGTGACTGGGTTACGAGCACAAACAACCGTCTCTA